GTATTCTGTTTCTGGAAGCATTGACGCTGGTATTGTTCCTCAACTTGATAGTGTTCGAAGCCTTAATGAACTAATCAAAGCACTAAAGGGTAAAGACTTTACTGCTATGCGTAAGTGGGTTGTTGTCAACTCTGACATCGATCCATCACGTATCTATCGTTCGATCTATGATGGGTTGGCAGAGTATCTAAAACCAGAGAGCATCCCTGGGGCTGTTGTTACTCTAGCCAAGTATCAATATCAGTCTGCGTTTGTTGCTGACCAGGAACTAAATCTGGTTGCGTGTCTAACTGAAATCATGGTAGAGTGTGAGGTCAAGTAATGGTAGGTGCTATGAACTGGTCTAAAAATAAGGCCAAACAGAGAGTGATGCATCAATTTCACCAAGATAGGTTGGATGCACAAAACGATGCTCTGGTCGCCGGCATAAAAGATAAAAAAAACAATGAAGCGATTGCTGCATTGAATGAAAAGCAAAAGTTTGAAATATATGGTGATGAATATAATCATATGGGTATTAGTAAACCTACTCGACAAACGCTTCTAAGACATAAGGATCAGAACAAAAATGTCAAATGTATCCATTGTGGTGGAGAATATACTTTGATGGATATGGTATTTGAACACCGTTTTGGTATGTCTAAACCTTTATGGTGGTGTAAACATCCTACCTGCGATGGTGCAGGTTATGGAATGGACATTATTGAGAAAAAATGACTGACCTGTTTAAAGATATCATTCCAAGCATCCTTCAAACTAAGAAGGATGTCTTGGAAAACGAAAAAGACTATACCGCTTTTGTAGTGAACCGGGCTCTCTCGTTTCACTACGATTGTGCATTACAAGCAAATGAAATGAATAGGTTTCCAAGTTTGCCAGCCGATATGCAATACCACTATTTACTAAATACCATACGTGGATATAAGCGTCCATTTAGACCATGGCAGAAACGTGAGACCATCGATGATCTAGAGGCCATTAAAGAGTATTACAACTACTCAAATGAAAGGGCTAAAGAGGTTATGGTTTTACTGAATGCCGACCAGATAGAAGAAATAAGAAAACGTATTCATAAAGGTGGCACAAATGACAGTAAACCTAGACGAGTTCGTGGAAGTTAAACTCCCCGACCCTCAGGCCTTTTTAAAGGTTAAAGAGACATTGACACGTATAGGTGTAGCGTCTAAGAAAGACAAAACCCTGTATCAGTCATGTCACATACTACACAAGCAAGGTCACTATTACCTAGTGCATTTCAAAGAAATGTTCATGCTTGATGGTAAGTCTACAGATTTTTCAGATGAAGATAAAGGTCGTCGTAACACGATTGCAAATCTTTTAGCAGAGTGGGGACTAGTTACTCTGGTTGAACCAGCCAAGAGTGCTGATCCTCTTACACCTCTGAATAGAATTAAGATCATTTCATATAGCGAAAAGCCAGAGTGGAACCTTGTTCAAAAGTATTCTCTCGGCAAGAAGAAGTTTACAGAATCAGAATAAGAAAGTGAGTTTGTTATGGAAACATTGAAAGTTTTTAGAACCCATCCTAGCGTTAGAATGCCGGCACATCAAACTGCTCATGCTGCATGTTTCGATCTAGCATTTCAGGGTGTTGGTAAAAGAGAGATCAAAGGCTATTCGGGTAAGAACAAGCCAGTCACCAGACTATATTCATCTGGTGCTTTGACTATTAGTCCTGGTGATAGAATCCTCGTACCTACTGGAATGATTCTGATTATTCCTGAAGGATATTCGGTTCGTGTTCATGCTCGTTCTGGTATGTCTCTCAAGCAGGGTTTGGTTCTTGCTAATGCTGAAGGTGTTATCGATGCTGATTACACTGATGAACTGTTTGTATTGCTACATAACATTTCAGAGAACTCTATCACTATCAATGAAGGTGACAGAATTGCACAAGCAGAACTAGTTAAGAACGTTGAGTATGTGATTGAACAGACCCCGGTCCGTCCTATGCCAAAGTCTAATAGAGCAGGTGGATTTGGATCAACAGGCGTTTCGACAATTGCTGAAGTTTCAAATAAGCAGGATATGGTTGTCATAAATATTCCTGATACATTAAAGAAAATTGAGCCACCTCCTGTAAAGAGAGGTAGAGGGAGACCACCAAAGAATGCCACCAGTTCATCTTGATCAGATGCTAAGATATTGCGGTGCTTTGACTCAAGTAACGGGTCAAAGCACTGTTTTTATGAATGGTAAACTCGCTGCTGTTGAAGGTGATAAAGATACACACAATGATGGTGGGGATCTAATCCAGCAGTATGGTCCAGGTAATATCTTCATTGGTGGTAAAAAGTTAATCGTTGCTATGGGTGACAGAGCCGCACCCGATTCACAAGGGCTCGTTCAACATCCTTTCTCCCCTACAGATCCAGCACAAGGTTCATCTAGCGTATTTGCATATGGTGGTAAGGCCGGCGGCGGCCTCGGTAACATTACTGGTGGTGATCTAAATATAGGTGAACTTGTTTCTATCAATGGTCAAGTCGTAGGACAAGTTAAGAATTTTATTAACATTGGCAACGGTCAAGCATCTGCTGTCATTCAAAACATGGGATCCCAAACACCTCAAGCCGGACAGACTATAGTTGGCCAGGATACGGGTAACAGTTTAACCCTAACAAATTTTGAAAGAAGCAATGCATATGATCTTGCAAATACTTCTGTTGATTATACAGAAGTTATGATAGTAGCCGTTACAGATGATGCAGGCGTGATTGCAGTTGACCAACATTTCACTGGTAAGCCAAGCCAGGACTACAACTCAAGATACGTGGTAACATCTGAATGACAGTAAGAATAGATAACTTAACAAGAATCTGGGCTAACTCAAATACAGACCTTGTTGGTCTAGGAATGAATATCACGTCCACAGGACATGGTGCTAACTCTAAGATTGTAAATTTCAATCTAAACGGTAACGCAGTATTCAGTGTTGATACTGCGGGATATGTATTCTATGGTGGTGGTGCTGTTTCAAACTCCACCATTAGTAATTCTCTTGTTGCTAACTCAATTGTTTCTAATTCTGGCCTCTTCAGCACACTTTCTGTAGGTAATACAAACTTTCAGGATCTACTAGACGCTATCTATAACGCTAATAGTAATACCTATTCTGCTGCTGCTGACATTCTTGCACTATCACAAAACGCTAATGCTAGATTCGCATATCTAGAATCTCTTGCTAACGGATTAAGTCATTCAGTTAACGGTGCATATTTTTCTGCTAATACACGAGCAAACAATCTTGCAAATTCGATAAACGCATATAGCAATACGATGAACATTGTATATACTCTATACAATGTTTCGTATCAAGCATCAAACATCGGTATTGCCGCTGCTTATGGCGCAGCAAATAACATTTACTATACTCTTAACACTTATACAGGTATAATCAATACACAGGTCAACACCATCTATGGTATCACTAATACTATTTACCAAACAGTTAACACTGGCATTAGTCAGGTTTATGGACAGGTCAACACCATCTATGGTATTACAAATACTGCACTACAGACTGTTAACAATGTAACTCAGGTAATCTCAGGTCAGGTTAACTCAATCTATGGTATTGTTAACAGTTCATATGGATATGTTAATACTGCGGTTTCAACAATCAACCAGCAGACTAACAGCGTCTATCAGTCAGTTAACTCAATCTATGGTATCACTAACACATCTACCAGCCTAATCTATGGTCAGGCTAACATTGTATATAACCAAGTCAATACTATCTACGGTATTACCAATTCTGCTATTACAACAGTATATACTGCCGCAAACTCTGTATATGCTACAACCAATACAATCTATGGTATCGTTAACAATTCGATTGACGTTTTCGGGCAGAACTATAACAACGCATATGCACAGATTGTTGATATCTCTGAAAGAACAAACGCTGCTGTATCAACAATCTATAACACAACAAATGCCGCATCACAAGTAGCAAACGCACAGATTGCTGGTGCCCTTGGTCTAACAAATAATGTATTCTCATTAGCAAACTCAATCTTCACTTATGCAAATGGTGTAAGTAATACTGTAGGTAACAACTATACCTACTTCTTGAGTGAAACACAGTCTCTTACAAATACTAATATTGCGATAACAGCAAGAATAGATACATTATCTGCATATTCAAATGCTAATGCTTCATCTATTGCCGCCAATATCTCAACACTTGCTGCGACATATGTTACAGGTAATACTGCTGTTTCTGCTAGAGTGGATTCATTATCATCTTATTCTAATACTAATGCTGCATCACAAGGTGCAAACATTGCTACCCTAGCAACTACGGTAACAACTGCTAACAGCGCATTGTCTCTAAGAATTGACAACCTGGGTGCATACACAAACACCAACAATCAATCATTGGCTGCTAACGTATCAACATTAGCACTAGCATATACATCTGGCAATACCGCTCTTGCTACACGTATCGATAACCTATCTGCATACAGCAATACTAATGCTCAGACATTGGCTGCTAATGTTGCAACTTTGTCTCAGGCATATACCTCAGGCAATTCTGCACTAGCGATCCGTATTGATAACTTATCTGCATATAGCAATACTAATTCTGCAACACAGAGCGCAAATGTATTCCAGTTAGTATCAGCATTTACAAATTCCAACAGTTCTATAGCACTTAGAATTGATGGACTTGCCTCATATGCTAACACTAATGCTGCTTCTTTGGCTGCTAACGTATCTACACTAGCAACCACAGTTGTTACAGGTAATACAGCACTAGCATCTAGAATCGATAGTCTATCATCTTACAGTAATACTAATGCACAATCTTTGGCTGCTAATGTATCCACACTAACTGCTGCTTATACTACTGGTAATTCAGCAATAGCAACAAGAGTAGACAATCTTTCCGCATACAGCAATACCAATGCCGCTTCTTTGGCTGCTAATGTTAACACCTTGGCTGCCTCTTATGTTACAGGCAACTCTGCTCTTGCGGTAAGAATCGACAATCTATCATCATACAGCAATACCAATTCAAGTCAGCAGTCTGCTAATATTTCAACATTAGCATCAACCTTTACTACTGCAAATAGTTCCTTGGCTCTTAGAATTGATGGACTATCATCTTATAGTAATACTAACTCACAGTCATTGGCTGCGAATGTATCTTCATTAACTGCTGCTTATACATCTGGTAATACTGCTCTAGCAACTAGAATTGATAACCTTGGTGTATTCAGTAATACTAACAACCAATCTTTGGCTGCCAATATCAATACCTTGGCTGCATCATATGTTACAGGTAACTCTGCTCTAGCAACTAGAATTGATAACCTAGGAACATATTCTAATACAAATGCACAAACACTAAGCGCAAATGTTAATACACTAGCATCTTCATATGTCAGCGGTAACTCCGCACTAGCAACTAGAATTGATAACCTAGGAACATTTAGCAACACTAATAACCAAACCATGGCTGCTAATGTTAACACCTTGGCTGCTTCATATGTTAGTAGTAACTCTGCTATCACTTTAAGAATTGACGGTATGTCATCTTATAGCAATACTAATGCAGCCTCACTAGGGGCTAACATTGCTACCTTGGCAACCACAGTTGTTGCTGGTAATACTGCTCTAGCAACTAGAATTGACGGTATATCATCATATTCTAACACTAACGCACAGACTTTGGCTGCTAATGTTAACACCTTGGCTGCTTCTTATGTAAGTGGTAACTCTGCTCTTGCTACCAGAATTGATAGTCTTAGTGTGTATTCAAACACTAATGCTGCACAACAGTCTGCTAACATTTCCACTTTGGCTGCCACATATGTTACAGGTAACTCAGCACTCTCATTGAGAATTGATAACCTTGGGGCATATACAAACACTAATGCTGCATCATTAGCAGCAAACATATCTTCTCTTGCATCTGCTTATACTAGTGACAATACTGCAATCGCAATAAGAATTGATTCGTTCTCAACATTTGCAAATAATAGTGCTAACAATAACTTAATTAGTGCTAATGTTCAGACATTGGTTCAGGCATTTTCTAATAGTAATACTGCACTATCAAATAGAATCGATTCGCTTTCTGCATATTCTAACACAAATGCACAAGTTTTATCTGCTAACGTTAACACATTGGCGGCTTCTTATGTAAGTGGTAATACTGCCCTAGCAACCAGAATCGACAATCTTAGCACATACTCAAACAACAATAACCAGACTATGGCTGCCAATGTCAATACCTTGGCTGCTTCATATGTTAGTGGTAACTCAGCATTAGCGATCCGTATTGACAACTTATCCGCATATTCAAATAATAACTCTGCACAGCAGTCTGCTAATGTAACTTCTCTGGTTTCTGCGTTTACAAATGCTAACAGTTCTATAACACTTAGAATTGACGGTATGTCATCTTATAGCAATACTAATGCAGCCTCACTAGGTGCTAACATTGCTACCTTGGCAACCACAGTTGTATCTGGCAATACCGCTCTTGCCACACGTATTGATAACTTATCTGCATATGGCAATACTAATAATCAGTTAATGTCTGCCAATATCAATACATTGGCTGCTACATATGTAAGTGGTAACTCAGCCCTATCGACCAGAATTGACAATCTATCGTCATACGGTAATACTAATAATCAGTTAATGGCTGCCAATATCAATACATTGGCTGCTTCTTATGTTACCGGCAACTCGGCCCTAGCAACCCGTATTGATAACCTATCATCTTATAGTAATACTAATGCTCAGGCACTAAGCGCAAACATTAGCACCTTGGCTGCAACATATACTAGCAGCAATAGTGCTTTCAGTTTAAAACTTGATACTCTGAGTGCAAGTTTTAATAACTCAATCGGTAATGTTAGATCATTCACTGTAGTATCTGAAGGATTCCAATCTACTATACCTGGTACACCAGGATTGTTCATTAATGGATCCCAAGTAAGTGCAAACTCTCCTTCACGCAGTTATAATGTTTGGACGATTGAAAGATCAAATGCAGCAGTTGTAGCATTTAGCACGTTCGACGTTTATTCATCTGGTGTTAATGCATCAAATATGGCACTATACCTAAATGGTCTTGATAGCACTAAACTTGTTGCTATTTCAACCTATGATGAACCTCTAACAAACAGACTAACAAACGGTCTTGATAGTGCTATGTATCGTTGTGGTGCATCTAGAATCGTATTTGGTAGTGCCGACTTCAAACTACGATCAGCATATATTCTTGTTGGTATTCCTGGACTTGGTGAAGGTTCTGGTGTTGAAACATATTCTGGTGCAGTTAATAATGATGCTAATGCATATTCTACATTCTCATTCTCTATTCGTGATGGATTCCCTGTTGGTCTTAGCGGTATTGCATTAACATCTGCTAATATATCTTCTCTTGCAACAACTGTTGTAACTTCTAACAGTGCGTTGTCTTTGAGACTTGACAACCTTTCGTCATATGCTAACACTAATGCTGCCTCTCTAGGTGCAAATATTTCAACACTTGCATCTACAGTTGTTACGGGTAACTCTGCACTAGCAACACGTATTGATAACCTAAGTGCATTTGGTAACACTAACAACCAAACAATGGCTGCCAACATTAACACCTTGGCTGCTTCTTATGTTACTGGCAACTCTGCTCTTGCGGTAAGAATTGATAATCTTGGATCATATTCAAATACTAATTCTCAAACATTGGCTGCCAATGTCAATACTCTAGCATCATCATATGTTAGCGGTAATACTGCCCTAGCAACTAGAATTGACAACCTTGGTGTATTCAGCAACACTAACAACCAAACCATGGCAGCCAACATTAACACCTTGGCTGCTTCTTATGTCAGTAGCAATTCTGCTATGTCAATAAGAATTGATGGACTATCATCATATGGTAATACTAATAGTCAGACCCTGGCTGCCAACATTAACACTTTGGCTGCTTCATATGTTAGTGGTAATACTGCTCTTGCTACACGTATCGACAACCTTGGTGTCTTTAGCAATAGCAATAACCAAACCATGGCTGCCAACATTAACACCTTGGCTGCTTCATATGTTAGTGGTAATACTGCCTTAGCAACTAGAATTGATACACTATCTACATTTAGTAATACCAATAATCAAACCATGGCTGCTAACATCAATACCTTGGCTGCTTCTTATGTAAGTGGTAATACTGCCTTAGCAACAAGAATTGATAACCTAGGTGTCTTTAGTAATAACAATAACCAAACCATGGCTGCTAACATCAATACCTTGGCTGCTTCTTACGTAAGTGGTAATACTGCTCTAGCAACAAGAATTGATACACTATCTACATTTAGTAATACTAATAACCAGACTATGGCTGCCAACATTAACACTTTGGCCGCATCATATGTTAGCGGTAACTCTGCTCTGGCAACACGTATCGACAACCTTGGTGTCTTTAGTAATACTAATAACCAGACTATGGCTGCTAACATCAATACCTTGGCTGCTTCATATGTTAGTGGTAATACTGCCTTAGCAACTAGAATTGATAACCTTGGTGTCTTTAGTAATACCAACAATCAGACTATGGCTGCTAACATCAATACCTTGGCTGCTTCTTATGTAAGTGGTAATACTGCCTTAGCAACAAGAATTGATAACCTTGGTGCATATTCAAATGCTAATGCTCGATCATTGGCTGCTAATGTATCAACGTTGACTGCTGCTTATACAACGAGTAATTCAGCACTAGCATCAAGTATTACCACACTAACAACCAGAGTCGGTAATGTTAGAAACTATGTTGCCAGAAGTCTTGGACTTAATGCTTGGACTAGTCGTGGTTACCCAGTTAATGGTAAGGGTGGTTTGTATATTGACGGATCATCCACGCCTGTTGCTCCTGGTGCCGCTACATCAGTTCAAACAAGTTATAATCTATATGTTATTAATAGAGCAAATGGTAATGTTGTGTTTAGTAACTACTATGATTTGTTCTCAGCAGCATCTACATACGGTCCATTACTAGCAAGTAAGTTGAACTCGTTGGATAGTAATAACGTCATCGTTCTAACAACATTCGATGAACCTAGTTATTATCATTTAACTTATGGTGTTGCAAATGCTGTTTATCGCTGCGGTGGATCTAGAAGCACATTTGCTGGTACATATTTTCCACCAGCAGCATGGGGTGATACTACATGGCTATTAGCAAATCTATCTGATACAAGAGTTCAACAGTGGAAGTTTAGATCAGCATATGTTCTTGTCGGTATCCCTGGTCTAGGTGAAGGAACAGGTCTTGAGAGATATGTTGGACCCGCTGATTCTAGTAATGAAAGCATTGCGGAAGTATCATTCTCTATTAGAGATGGATATGTAACTGGACTTCCGGGTTCTGGATCTACTGGTGAGGCTTCGATCTCACAAGTCTTTTCTACCGCTAATGGACTATCTGCCCAGTGGGCGGTTCAAGCCAGTGTTGGGGGTACTAGTGGTGGATTGGTATTTACAGGACTACAAAAAGCAGATGGATCGGGTGAAGTCTATACTCTAGATATTAATTCTAATGTTAATATTTACGGCAATCTTGTTGTTGCTGGTACTATTGACAATGCACAGTTGGCTGATTTCGCAGCCAGTCACTCTGCTATGACATCCGGAACAAAAAATTCTGGTATTGCATCTGTTGATATTCGTGCAAATTCTCGTGTAGGTATATTTGCTTCTTATTCTGGATCAAACGATTTGAATCTGTCTGGTGGTAAATTGACTGTTTATGCTGACGGATATAAAGCACTAATCACACCATTACAGACATCAGGAGCCCTTACTACTCCAGTTACGACTATGACTGTATTCTCTGGTGTGTATCCTACAGGTAAGATTGCTCTAGCAGGTAGCGTAGATCAATCAAATTATTATTCATATTATTATGAGCAAACAAACTGGGAATATGTCTGTGCGTATGGTTGTGCCTGGTTGCCTGTCACACGTGGTTATACCACTAACTATGTCGGTGCATGGGCCTTTGATGGTAGTGTTACATCAACATGGATAGCAAATTGGTCAAATACTGCAAAGGCCTGGATTCAATATCAATTCACAACACAACAACAAGTCAGTAATGTTACGTTGATGGCATACTCAAGTGCTGCTGGTGGTACGGCTGCAAGAGCGCCAAAATCGTTGACTATTGAAGGATCTAATAATAGAACTTCTTGGGTTGTTCTGAACACTATCAACAATTTGATCAACTGGGGTGATCAAGAAATCAGATATTTACCAACAGCAACTTCAAATTCATATAACAATTGGAGAGTTAATGTAACTTCAGTTGTATCGGGCGCAGAAACATATCTCAACATGGCAGAAATCGGATTTATGATATATACACCTGTGCTGACATTCCCAAGACAAGTTCAGTTTTACGCTGATGTTGAAGGTGCCGCATCAACACCAACTGGATCTACAACAGTATATATAGTAGAACTATCAAAATAAACGGAGTGTGATATGAAGTATGTATTCTATAATCCTGCAAATGGTGCAATACTATCAGCCGGAGAAATGCAAGAATCTAATTTGGACAGTATGATTGAACAGGGTTATGCAGTTATTAAGACTGGAGAGAGACTATATCCTGTTATCGGATATAAGGTTGATCTAGAAACAAAGCAGATAGTTGTTGATCCTGTTGACCCAACTCGTGAACCTGCTGTAAAGGCTGCGATTCGTGATGAATTGCTAAGAACAGATTATACACAGGCTACAGACGCATCAGAACATATTACAGAATCGGCTATAGCAGAATATAGAGATTATCGTAGAGTTTTGCGTGAAGCATATAACAAACCAGATTTTGTCCAAATAGTATTGGCTCTTCCTGAAAGAGATCCGACAGGTAATGACCCATTCGGAAGATTTAGAAGATTGATAACATTACAGGAATATCAATCTGCGACCGCAGCGGCCAATACGGCGGCTAATACCGCAAATAGTGCTTGACAATTATGTGACAATCACTATATAATGATACATCGATAGCCGAAAGGTATCGGTTTTTTAATCTCGCTTAATAGGAGAACACAATGTCAAACATTAAATGGAACACAGAAAACTTCGGTATCCCAGAATCCCTAGCCCGTAATCTAATCGGATTCGATACCATGCTGGAAAACTTCCGTCGTGCTAATGAGCAACTGGCTAAAGCATCTAACTATCCTCCTTATAATATCAAAAAGATTGATGAAGAACATTTCGTGATTGAGATGGCTGTTGCTGGTTTCGGCAAGTCCAATCTTGATATTGAGTTGAAGGATGGTGAACTAACAATCACTGGTTCACATGATGCTGAAGAAGGTGATTACATCTATCAAGGCATTGCCAATCGTGCCTTTACTCGCAAGTTCACTCTTGCTGACACTGTTGTTGTAAAAAATGCGGAGTTAGTCAATGGTCTACTTAAAGTCGCTCTTGAACGTTATGTCCCCGAGGAAAAGAAAGCGAAGAAAATCGACATCATGGATCCGTTCGGTGTTCAGGAAACGACTAAGACACTATTGACCGAAGGTGCTAAGGCATGGACAGATACAATGTCTACCATGATGGGCACTAACACCAAAACAAAGACTAAATAAGTCTAACAAGGGGCGGGTCTCTGCGGAGTCTAAAACCCGCCCTACTTTTATTATGAGGTTATATTATGGAACTCGTGATTACAAAACCCATTACAGTTATTACTCCTACAGTTGGCTCTCCTAAACTTTGGGACGCTATTGAAAGCGTTAAAGCACAAACTTATCCTTGTAAGCATCTTATTGTTCTAGATGGTCCTGATGTTAAGGCCGATAGATTGCCTTGGGCATATAATGGTTATGAGAACTGTCACATCGTAAAGACACCAGAGAACACAGGTGCTAATGGATTCAATGGTCAGCGTATCTATGCTGCATATCCTCACCTAGTCAATTCGGATTACATTGCTTTCCTTGATGAAGATAACTGGTTCGAACCGAATCATATTCAGTCACTAGTCGAAACGATTGAACGTAAGAACCTAGACTTTGCATACTCACTTCGCAAAATATTCTCTCCCACTAAGAAGTATGAATGTAATGATGAATGTGAAAGCCTAGGTAAGTGGCCAATCTTTTTGTCACGTGGCTCACAGTATGGTAATCAATTTCTAATCGACACATCTGCCTATCTGTTCAAGAGAGAGTTCATCCAGAAAACTTGTCATCTATGGCATTCTGGTGCATGGGGTGAAGATCGTCGTTACTACTATGCGGTTAAGGACCATGCTAAGTATGATACGAATGGTGATTATACACTATGTTACCGTCTAGATGGTAACCCTAAATCAGTATCTAGAGAATTTTTTATCGAAGGTAACAAAACACAAGAAGCATATTATGGAGGAAACTTTCCATGGCGAAAGACTTAATTATAGGTGGAGCAAGCGGCTACGATTGGGACAAAGTTAAGTATTGGGTTAACTCAATCAAAGCAACTGGTTTCAAAGGTGACATTGTTCTAGTTGCAACAAATATTACGGTTGAGACATTACAAAAACTAGCAGAGAACGGTGTCAAGGTTCATGGGTATGGTCGTAAGACTGACACAGGCTTTGTCAATGATACAAAGAACGCACCACACGTAGAACGTTTTATTTACATCTGGGATTACTTGCAAAAGAATCCTGACTATCGTTTTGTTACTGTTACTGATACTCGTGACGTTATCTTTCAGAATGATCCTTCACCCTTTCTAGAAAAGCATCTATTCGGTAGAACACTCATTGCATCCTCAGAAGGCTTACTGTATAAGGACGAGCCATGGGGCAAACAGAATATGAGAGAAACGTTTGGTGACTATCTATACGAGACGTTCAAAGAATATCTAATCTGTAACGTGGGTGTCATATCTGGTTACCACGAAGATGTTAGAGACTTTATGTTGCTGCTATTTCAGCAGTCAATCAATCGTCCGATTCCTATCGTTGATCAGGCAGTCTTTAACTTTCTTATCAACCAGTGCCCGTTCAAGGATGAAGTGCTAGTAGCAAGAAACAGTCTAGCATGGGCTGCCCAACTAGGTGTTACCAAGCAAGCAATCGAAGCAGGTGCAGGTGATATCGGACTATCCGTTAGACAGAATCCTGCTTTACTTGATGAATATATAAAGTTATACCAAGACGAACAGCCTATCATCGATGGTGCTACAGTCAGAACAGAACATAATGAGTTTTGTATTGTGCATCAATGGGATCGCATCCCATCATTGAAAGCAGAGATTGAGAGAAAATATGGAAACAATTGAGCAGGTTGATGGTATATTCTTTATTAGTAGTTGTCTAAACGCTAAGATAAAGAATGTATATACACTAGAACAACGTTTTGCCCACACGATAGAGACGATTGAATCTATCAACAAGCATTGTCCAAAAAATATAAAAATTCTACATGACTCCTCAGTTGAAAAGCCTGACCAAGGTTATTTTGATTCACTCGCTGCAAATGGTATTGTTGTGATCTATACTGGTGAGAATCGAGATATTAAAGAACTAACCAGTCATGGTATGACTAGTGCTGCTGAATTGCTGTCAACCATGATAGCAATGACTTGGTATCATGATAATATCAAGGGAAAGTATACCTCTTTAAGAGCATATAAGATTTCTGGTAGATATAGGTTAAATGATGAGTTCATCTTACAAGATGATCGTTTCAAGGATGCCTTTGTTCACAATATGACTGTCGATTCATATATGCCACAAGAAAGACGTATTCAAACTGGAGCGTTTAAGGCATATGGTACTCGTCTGGTTCATTGGGATTATAATCTAATGGACACTTATTGCGAGGCTCTTCCTAAGATGTTTAATGATTGTGTTACCTTAGGTATTGATGCTGAACATGCTTATTGGAAACATCTACATACTTATAAGAACGTCGATCTCCCTAAGATCGGTGTTGAAGGATGGATTGCACCTCTTGGTATTTTTGAAAAGGACTGATATATTATGAGACTGTTAAAACTCGGATTCACAGATACCCTCCCTAGCATTGCTAACTACTTTGTTGAAGCATTGAAAACTCGATATGAGATTCATATCGATAATGATCAGCCTGACTATCTAATCTTTGGTGATAAGAACTTCGGTAACAACAATAATAGTTTTAATGACAAGAATTGTATCAAGATTTTCTTCACCGGTGAGAATGAACGTCCATGGGACTATCATTGTCACTATGCTATATCGTTTGATCATATTGAAGATGAACGTTGCTTCCGACTTCCGATCTATGTTCTCTATAACTTTGATCATAAGTTGATTGAGAATCGCAATCGTTCTCTTGAGGACTTGACCGAAGAAAAGAAGTTCGCTTCCTTTCTTGTAAATAACCCTCGTTGTGAAAAGCGTAATGCTTTCTATCAGCGTTGCCTAAACTATAAGGACTCTGGTTCTGCTGGTAAGTATCTTAACAACATTGGTGGTCCACTAGGTGGTACTCCAGTTGATAAGGTAAACTTTATGAATGGATATAAGTTCAATATCACATTCGAAAACTCTAGTTACCCAGGCTATGCAACAGAGAAGTTGATGGAAGCCCTATGTGCTAAGACAATCCCACTGTATTGGGGCAGCCCTACTGCTCCTATGGAGTTTAATCGCAAAGCATTCCTTAACTGGCATGACTTTCAAGATGATGATGCTTTTTGGGAAGCGGTTGTTGAACTAGATAACAACCCTAAGTTGTATGAAGAAATGTATATGCAACCTGTATTCCCTAATGATGAAATTACTAAGTTCTTTGATAGAGAACGTTTTTTGAATTGGTTTGATAGACACGTATATAAAGGAGCGATTAATGTCCAGCACAGCCAACAGAGCCCTGATCATTTCACCTACCGGGTGTAATATACTAGAGCATGAAGATTATGAGAAGGGTAAGCATTGGCGTATGGCACATCCAGAACGCACATATGATACCTGTGTTGTAGTATTCAATGAAGATTTTGAACCAGAACCTGGTACGTATGACATGATCATTCGTAAGAAGGGTTATAAGTATAAACTGATACCACAAATTGCTGACATGATCAAGTGGGAAAACTATGACTATATCGGATGTTGGGATGATGACTATGCTACTGACATTCGTTCTGTTAATCGTTCACTAGAACTTGCTAGACAGTTTGACTTCCGTTTCTTTCAGCAGGCAACCACATCTTATCAGTTCTTTGATTGTCTAAAGCACAACCCAGAATATGTGTTCACGGAAACAAACTTCATTGAGTCTGGTGTTCCTTTCTTTAGAAATGATATCTTTAGAAAGTTTCTACATTTTCTAAATGAATATGATTATGTCGAATCAGAATGGGGCATCGATAAGATCCTATGTCATCTGTTTCAAGGAACAGCACACGTTGTTCATGAAACAACTGTTAGACATATGCGTCCTGAAAGTTGGTATGATAAGACAAATGCACATCATGAAATGGAATTATTGATGCGTGATTTCTTCCCTAAGTATATGAAGAAACATTTTGACATCGATTATCAGTATTCGGATATCCAGCAAACATTGAGAGGATACAAACGTGGATAATCTAATTCGTGAAATTGACTGGGCGGAAGTAAAGCAAAGTTTCGTAAACGCAACTCCGTTCAACCACGTTGCGATTGACAACTTCTTCCTGCCAGAAGTGGCAGCACAGATTTCATCAGAGTTCCCATCCTTTGATGACCCATCGCTCGGTCATTATAACAATGCTATTGAGCAGAAGAAGTGTTATAACAAGTGGGATAAGTTCCCCAAGACAACATATCAGGCTTTCACGATGTTGGGTCGTGAAAGTTTCCTAAGCAAGATGCGTTATATGATTGATGAACCCAATCTATGGATTGATTATGGATTGAATGGTGGTGGATGGCATATGCATGGTCCAGCAGGTAATCTTAATGTTCATCTAGATTATAACATTCATCCTAAGTTAGGTGAGCAGAGAAAACTAAACATTATTATATACATGACACCAGAATGGAACAATGCATGGGGTGGTGGTCTGGAACTGTGGACACATGATCCTGAAACAAAACGGCCAAAAGCACTTGACAAACTCGTAGATAATGTCTATAATCGTGCTGTTATATTCGATACAACACAAAATTCATGGCACGGATTACCAAAGCATCTGACTTGTCCTGAAGGTGTGTATAGAAAGAGTTTGGCCGCTTATTATGTCCGTCCTGCTCCAGAAGGATCTGATCCTCGTGGTAAAGCATTGTTCGCACCACGTGAAGATCAAAAGAATGATCCAGCAGTAGAGGAACTGATTCGTAAACGTGCCGACATATATACTGCTGAACAATACCATGCTGGTGAAAAGAATTAAGGAGAGTATGAATGACTAAAACACTATTGGTTACTGGTGGTGCAGGCTTTATCGGTCACCATGTTATTGACTTGTTCCTCAAGAAAACTGATTGGAACATTGTCTCTATTGATCGTCTAGATTATTCAGGTAATCTAAATCGTCTTGATGATGTTGTCCGTCGTCATGATCCTGAGACACGAAAGCGAGTGAAAGTTGTCTATGGTGACCTTCGTGCAGAGGTATCCGATCTACAAAGAAACTTTATTGGTGATGTTGATTACATTCTCCATATGGCTGCATCTTCACACGTTGACCGTTCTATCGAAGATCCTATGTCATTCGTTATGGATAACGTTGTGGGTACAGTCAACATTCTAAACTATGCTCGTAAGTGTAAGAACCTAAAACGTTTCATCTATTTCTCCACAGACGAAGTATTCGGTCCTGCTCCTGGTACTATCACATATGCAGAACGTGATCGTTATAACTCTACTAATCCTTATTCAGCATCTAAGGCTGCCGGCGAAGAAATGTGTGTATCGTTCGAGAACACATATAAGTTACCAATCTTCATTACACATACAATGAATGTCTTTGGCCAGCGTCAGCATCCAGAGAAGTTTCTACCAATGTGTATTCGTAAGGTTCGTAATGAAGAAACAGTCACCATTCACTCAGATCCATCCAAGACTGTTCCTGGTTCACGTTTCTATATTCATGCTGCTGATGTTGCTGATGCAATGTATTTCTTGCTACATCTAACACCAGAGCAGGAAGCAAAGGTTCATGTGCCTGATTATGGTGGAGCCAAGTGTCCTAAGTTTAACGTTGTTGGTAAAGAAGAAATCAACAATCTAGAACTTGCTAAGTATGTTGCCGGAGCAGAAGGCAAGGAACTAAACTATGAAATGGTTGACTTCCATTCTTCACGACCAGGTCATGATCTTCGTTATGGACTATCTGGTGAGTATATGAAGGAACTTGGTTGGGAACCAAAATATACATTGCGTGAACGTATTAAAGAAGTGGTCGACTGGTCACTTGCTAACCCAGAATGGATTGAGGTAACAGAATGAACGGTGTAACATATACTATCGTAGATCCTATTAAAGATCCTGAAATCACCTGGATATCTGGTAGGGATGTCATGCCTCTCATTGAGGCACTTCCTACTGATAGCCCTGTTGGTATTGAGATCGGTGTTGATGAAGCACCAACTAGTTGGTACCTACTCAAGAGCATTCCAGGACTAAGACTATATGGTGTTGACCCATATCTAGGCTATCAAGATTGGTATCCTGGTGGGTGGATTAGTCAGGAATCAAATAATCAGAAGTATGAAAAGATGCGTGAACGTCTTGCACCATTTGGTGATCGATGGAAACATTATCGTCTAACGTCTGATGATGCATTGCCATTGTTTCAGGATGATTCATATGACTTTATCTTCATTGATGGCTTGCATGAGTATGATCAAGTGCTAAAGGATTGTCGTAACTACTGGTCTAAGATTAAGAGCGGTGGTGTCTTTTCTGGACATGACTATAAAGTAATTGAAGGTGTCGGTCGTGCAGTTGACGAATTTGCTGCTGAAGTAGGAGCAACGGTTAACTATCTACCAGACAACGACGCCTGGTATTGGATTAAGCCTTAATAATTGGAGTTTGCTATGGATTGGGAATGTCGTCCTATTAAGAAGTGTATTGCCTGTGGCTCAAGCGATCTGGTTCCTGTATTGGATCTTAACTCTCAGCCACTAGCAAACTCTTATAAGAAAAATAAGAATGAACCACAGGCAGAGTATCCTCTTGCTATCAATAGATGTGAGCATTGCTTTCATGTGCAGTTGACACATCAGGTTAATCCTGAACTCATGTTTAAGGATTATGCCTATGTGTCTGGTACTGCTAAGACATCATTGGTATACTTTGATTGGTTGATGCAGCAAATCGTCAAGCAATATGGTAAGACTCCGAAGAACGTTTTAGATATCGGCTGCAACGATGGTTCATTTCTAAATGCATGGGGTGGAACTGGTGCAAGCACTTATGGTGTTGATCCTGCTGAAAACCTCCATCATGTATCATCTAAGAACCATAGTGTTCATTGTGGCTTCTTTACCGGTAAAGAGTTTGGTGATAAGAAGTTTGATGTTATCACTTGTTTAAATGCATTTGCTCATAATGCGGATCAGTTATCATTGCTCAAGAATATTGGCAAGCGTATGCATGAGGACAGTCTATTGTTCTGTTCCGTGTCTCAGGCTAATATGATTTTGAATGGTGAGTTTGATACAATCTACCACGAGCATCTATCATTCTATAATATCAAGTCTGCTAGAGCGTTGTGTGAACGTGCTGGTATGCATCTAGTTGATGTTATTAGACATACTATTCATGGTGGTAGTTATATCTTTGTTATATCTAAAGTCAAAGAAGCCAAGGTTCTTGTTCAAAATCTTATCGATGAAGAAGATATCATGGGCTTGTATGATCCTAAGACATATATCAAATACACCGAGAAGTGCTATGACGTTGCTGGTAAGTTTGGTGATGCCATTCGTAAGTATCGCAAAGATGGTTATTGTGTGATTGGTTATGGTGCACCAGCAAAGGGTAATACTCTTATGAACTTTGCTAATGAGGGACCGGACTTTATCTTTGAAGATAATCCATTGAAGCAGGATCTATACACACCTGGCATGTCGATTGAGATTCGTCAGCCTGCATGGTTGTTTCCACCAGATGCTAAGATACTCTGGGTTCCACTAGCATGGAACTTCTATGGTGAAATTGTTGATAAGATTAAGTTTCGTCGTGGTGCTTACAAAGATGCCTTCCTAAGATACTTCCCAGAGTTTAAAGTTGATTAAAGCATATTATCACATACACCTCACAGACGATCCTTTAATCTGGACTTCTATCTTTCTAGAACAAATGAAATGTATTGAAGATTCTGGATTAAAGGCTCAACTCAATGAAATGAATATTACATGCATTGCACAAGATGACGAGCGTATCGGAATGTTTGTGCAGTTGTGTAAGACATATGATATTCCTATCAAACTACAAATGGTTAGAAACCCATTTGACAATGATAAGGATATGCTATACAATAGAAACAGTGATAGTTCATTTACGGAAAGTATCACACTTAATAGGGTATGGGAAGACTGTAAGAATGAGGACATGAAAGTCCTATACTTTCATTCTAAAGGATCAACCTCATACTCAACTAATGTTAATCTGGTCAACATAACCAAGCATAAGGAATATTATTATTGGCGTTCCTTTATGAATTGGGCTGTCTTAGATCGGTGGGCATGGTGTGAAAACGCATTAGAAAACCATGACATTGCTGGTGGTGATTATAAAGAAGTGCCGTCACCACATTTCTGTGGTAACTTCTGGTGGGCTACATCTAATCATATTAGACAGTTGCCTAATCCTCTAGATAAAACATGGTGGCATAAGTTGCAAGAAACGACGACAGACCCATGGATCAAACAAGCCCCAGTTAGAATGTATGATGAATTTTGGATAGGATCTAAAGAAAACATCAAAGCATATAATGTTATTGACTTAAAAGGTAGAAGTCCCGTGAGTGATTGTATTACACAGTTGGATTGTGAAAGGTTATTTCGATGAAAGTAGCGGTTATTGGTGCCGGTGGGCACGTTGGGTTCCCATTCTCTTGTGTGATTGCCAATGCAGGCCACACTGTATATGGGATTGATATCAACCAATCTGCGGTTGATAAACTGAATAAAGGTATTGTGCCATATATCGAAGAAGGTGCTGCTGATTGTCTCAGAGACAATCTAAATAAAGAACGACTATTATTCACAACCGATTTTGACTTTATTGAGGATGTTGATGTCGTTGCCATTATGATCGGTACACCCGTAGATGGAGAAGGCAATGCAAGACTTGATGATCTTTTTAATTTTCTTGACATTAATCTTATTCCTCGTATGAAGAAACACCAGTTGATTGTTCTTAGATCAACTGTATCACCTGGTACAACCGAGGTTCTTCGTAAGCATATTAACAATGCTAAACAGTGGGTCGAGGGCATTGATTACTTTCTAGTATTCTGTCCTGAGCGTGTGCTTCAAGGCAGGTCTATCATTGAAACAACCAAACTACCACAGATCGTTGGTGCGTTCAATGATTTTTCTTATAAGTTCGCTAAGGATTTCTTTAGCACTTTCATTACTAATCAAATCTTCCAACTGACTCCAAAAGAGGCAGAACTTGGCAAGTTGATGACCAATATGTATCGTTATGTTACTTTTGCGTTTGCCAATGAAATGTGGATGATTGGTGAAAAGCATGGAGTGAACATTGACAAGGTTATTGACGCATGTAACTACGATTACCCTAGGCTGTCTGTTCCTCATCCTGGTCCTAATGTTGGAGGTCCTTGCCTATTCAAAGATGGTCGTTTTCTTCTTTCTGATATTCCTTTCGGCGATCTTATTCAAACTGGCTTCCTTATCAATGAGGGCATGCCAGAGTATGTCTTTAACCGTGTCAAGGAACTCAACCCTCAGATAAGCAAGGTGTTGATCCTTGGTGCTACCTTCAAGAAGGGTTGTGATGATACTCGTAACAGCCTATCATTCAAGATGCGTAAGGTTTGTAAGAAGCATGGTGTTCAGTCTTGGATGATCGATCCATATCACATTGAGGATTTGAATGTGCCTCGTGAAGAAGAATTTGACGCTGTTATTGTAATGACGCCACACGACGAGTTTATTGATGGTAAGGCAATGGCATTTGACATTTCGCTATTCAGACAAGATTGTATTGTCGCTGATGTTTGGAAGATGTTTCCAGAAAGTAAACTAAGTAATACGGGCATCT